AGCCAAGTCAATAAATTTACTGGGCATGAAACAAGTAGCAATGATAATAAAACTGATGTGAGTATCAAACAACAATGGAATAGTGATTTTGAACTGACTACTATTGGTTCATCATATTGTCATAGTAGAATGTTTGCTGTTGACCAAGAAACATACGAGAAGTTTCAAATTTATGTCACAGCACAAGCAACTGTTGAGAGAACACACCAAGAGTTGTTTGCTCATGTTGATAGTAAGATGTCTAAACTAAAACTAGGTTTAAAATCTTACAGATACTTTGACCAAGCAAAAGACTTAGCTGACAAATTAGGTGTTGCACTTAATGAGGGCATACTGAACGAAAGTTCATCTATGGCTTTGTCTGTTTATAGTCCGACAAATCTAGCTGATCTTTTAACAGATAAGGTAGAGCCAACGAGAGAGGAGAAAATCGCTATTGCCAGAATGCAACAAGCAGTAAATTAGTAGTTGACAAGGACTATCTTATAATATAGGATAGTCCTATAACAAATGAAAGCGAGGAAAGCACAATGATACCAAACACACAATTTAAGATTACATACTTTGCAGTTAAGCATGGTAAGTATATAACTAGAAAAGCAACATGGACTGATGAGTGTAAATACTTTACAAGTAAGGTCGGCAACAAGATGATGACTTACTTTGATATGGATAAGCAAGGATATAGAACTTGCAAGGGCAGTTGGACTGTGAGTTATTAATGGCTGAAATGAATGAAGCACACTTTGAAACAATAGATAAAAATAGAGATGAAATGCACCAAAGAAAAAAGGTGCAGTTTCTAGAGGATAGAATTAAGACTCTAGAAAAAACATTAGAAAGCCATACCAAAATCTTGGCTAGATTTCAAATGACCGAGGACAAATCATGAGTAGCTTTGTTTGGTGCCATGGACCAAGTTGCCATACCAATGACACGCAAGATAGATTGCGTGGTGTCAAGGGTAGCAAGGTCTTAAGGACTAAGAAGATAGCACAACGAACCGAGAGTAGGTGGTACAATGCTAATAACTTCTATAATTACTTCTGTAGTAATGGTTGTTATAATGACTTTGCTAATAAACATATAGAACAGATAAGAGCCATCGCGCCAAGGACCGAGGCATTGGAAACACCAGTCAATGTAGATAAGGTGCAAGATACTACATACACTGGTCATAGTTATACAAGGGTAGAGATATCAAGGGTTGACAATGATATAGGATAGTGTAGGATAGGTACAGAAAGCGAGGAACTAACATGACACAAATGATTAAAGCAACTAACCCTTACTCTAACCAGTCAACGATGTTAACACCAGAGGAACACAAGTTATACATCGAGATTAAGACAGCAGAGTTTGATGAGGATTATAATGTAATGCAAAAGAAATTGTCTAAGTTCAGTAGACTAAATGCAGCAGCATTTATGGTACTACTAGACTAACGAACACACAGAGTGTGGGCCTCGCATAGCCAGGCCCACAACCACAGCGTGTGGCGCGCAAGCGCGCTCGCTTGTATTTCCATAGAGGTACCAGACCCATCCAGTAATTTGCAGGTAATATAATTGTTAATATAGTATATATAGAAAGGGGTCCCAAGACCTACCCTTTATAGCTTGATTTACACGGTTATAGCCTGTAAAAACCAAATGGGTTAACAAAAACACCTTTAAAAAAATTTTGCAAAAAAATATATGGATATAAGCTTAGATAAGATAAAGAAACTGCCTCCTGACATAAAGAAAGACTTTATGAAAATGTATTTGAGGTTAGAAGAAAAGAAAAAAATTTTAAAAATTAAAGATGACTTCCTGTCATTTGCCAAGCATATATGGCCAGAGTTTATAGAAGGTAAGCATCATAAAATTATTGCAGAAAAATTTAACAAATTAGCTCGAGGCGAGATCAAAAGATTAATTGTTAACATGCCACCAAGGCACACAAAGTCCGAGTTCGCTAGCTCCTTGCTGCCCGCTTGGATGATTGGGCGTACGCCTAAATTAAAAATTATTCAAACTACTCACACCGGGGAACTAGCAATTAGATTTGGGCGTAAAGCTAAAACACTTATGGATTCTCCTGAGTATAAAGAAATCTTTGAGACAAGACTCAGGGAAGATAGTCAGGCAGCGGGTCGCTGGGAAACAGCACAAGGCGGCGAGTATTTTGCATCTGGTGTTGGTGGAGCAATTACAGGTAGAGGAGCGGACTTGTTAATTATAGATGATCCACACTCAGAGCAAGACGCAATGAACATGACAGCGTTGGAGAGGGCTTACGAATGGTATACATCAGGCCCACGTCAAAGGTTACAACCCGGCGGAGCGATTGTTTGTGTTATGACGAGATGGAACACAAAAGACTTGACCGGTCAGTTATTAAAACATCAAAGCGAACCTAAATCAGATCAATGGGACCTCGTAGAGTTTCCAGCCATTATGCCTACAGGTAAACCTGTTTGGCCTGGATATTGGAAACTGGATGAACTAGAAGCAGTTAAGGCATCTTTATCCGTTGCTAAATGGAACGCGCAATGGATGCAGAATCCAACGTCTGAGGAAGGTGCTATTATTAAACGTGAGTGGTGGAAAATTTGGGACAAAGACTATATGCCTAAACTAGAACACATCATACAATCGTATGATACAGCATTTATGAAAAAGGAGACAGCCGATTACTCGGCTATTACAACGTGGGGCGTGTTTCGAGAAAATGAGGATAGTCCACAACAGCTGATCTTAGTGGATTCCTTAAAAGGTAGGTATGAGTTTCCAGAACTAAGACGAGTGGCTAAAGAGCAATATGATTACTGGCAACCGGAGACGGTATTGATTGAGGCTAAAGCATCTGGATTGCCTTTAACTTATGAGCTTAGGGCTATTGGTATACCTGTTGTTAATTTTACTCCGTCACGGGGCAATGATAAACATACTCGTGTAAATGCAGTTGCACCTTTGTTCGAATCTGGTAGTATATGGGCACCTGAGCAAAAATTTGCAGAAGAGGTCATTGAGGAGTGCGCGGCATTCCCTTATGGCGATCATGATGACTTAGTTGATAGTATGACTCAAGCTGTGATGCGGTTTAGACAGGGTGGATTAGTTTCTCACCCAGAAGATTATAAAGATGAGAAAATCATCAAAACAAAAAGGACGTATTACTAATGGTACAAAAATATATAGGAGCTGGGATAGAAATTGCAAGATTTCTTAAATCTTTAAAAAATCTTGTAGATAAAAATCTCATTAAAAATATAGATCAAGCTAAAGCTTTTGCTAAACAAGAGTTTGGTGAAGTGTCAGATCTTATGACACTGCAAATTAATAAAGTTTTTAAAAACAAAAATCAACCTGTTGTAGGTAAAAAAGATCCTGTGTTTGATAACACAGTAGAAACAATTCCATTTGATGATACTGGCACTCCTTTCAATCCTAGAAATCCACAAAAAGTATACGGCAAACCAAAAGAAGGCATTAAGACTTTAGACGAAGCAGAGATGGATATAAAATCTATTGACGATGCAACAAATGAATTAAATGATGCAGTAACAGAAGCAGATGCTTTTTCAGAAAACATAGGATTTCCTGCTGCAACTAAAAACATTAAAAAAGAAACATCGGATTTAGATGATATATTAGAAGGTCTTGAGGGAGACAAATCACTTCCGGAGATAGATGAAAACCTTTTAAAAGATTACAACGATGAAATTAGAAAAGGTGTAGATGAGATTATGAGTGATACATCACCTGCAGCTTTAAGAAAAAGTATAGAGGTTGATAATCTGATGTTAGAATATCCAGGACTGAGTAGAGACTTTGCAAAACAAATTGCAAATGATCCCGATCCAAAACGTAAGGCTGATATGCTTGCTATGGTAAAGCAAACAGTAAAAATGAGTGAAGAAGGAAAAAGTGGTAGTGAAATTATAGATATATTTAAAAAAGGAACAGACAGAACGGAACAATCTAAAGGTGGTAGAATCGGTTATGGTAGTGGCACTATTGATCCAAAAGATTCAGACACAACTCAACAAAAGTTTGTATCAGACGCAGCAGGAGCCATACCTAAAATAGGTGGTGGAGTTTTACCAAAAGATATGGGTAAATTAACTGTGGATGATTTTGAAAATCTTGAAGACTATCGAAGATATACAAATTTATTAGCAAGAAGTAATAAAGCTACGGGCGGTAGAATTGGTTATGCAGATGGCACAGAAAACATGATGGCAGAAATAGACTATTCTAGTAGTGCATATAAAATGAAACTAATAGACTCACTTATGGACACTGGTGGATTAGATTATGGATCCGCCGTAAAAGAAGCAGATAGAATTATAGAAATAAAATTAAGACCAAAAACAAAAAAGAAACTAGCCGCTGGCGGACTACCAAATATATTAGGATACTAATGAAGATCCACGAGTACAACCAGATGATGGCGTACCTCACGAGGCCCGCTACTAGAACCAAGTTAGCCGAAGGATCAAAACTACAAGACCTTGGAAACCTGGTGGATGTTAGAAATATTCCCTACTATGCGAACAAAGCAACTAAAGGTGTAGTCAACGCCGCTGAGAGTGTAGCTAAACTTCCATTTGCAGCCACTCAGTTAATTTCTGATGTAATTAAAAAACCATTATTTAAACCGGGATCAAAAGTACCTGGACTACCTGGAGTTGGTGCAAAATTTGTTGGAGGTAAAATGTTTACTGATGCACTAAAAAATATTACGCCTGGATCTTGGGCTGATACTGTTGGAATTTCAGAATTAATAACACGTCTAGAAGAAGAGGGAATGTCTCCAGCTGTGAAAACAGCAGGTTCAACAATTGGTTTAGGCACAGAAATGTTCCTACCCGTAGGAGGAGCGTTTGGCCTTGGAAATAAAATTATAAAAAATGCTAGCAGTAAGATAGGTCCATTTAAAAAAGATAAAACTTTAGAACAAGTTATAGATGAAACATTAACTGCTCGTGGAGAAGGAAGACGTGATTTTAACAAGGTAGTAGCAACAGGAGGATTATTGGTTGCATTAAAATCATTGGGACTTGGAGGTATTACTAAAGCTACTAAAATGGTTGATGATATTAAAGTTAAGTTAAGAGGAAATATAGATGCAGATTTTGATGGTGAGAGTTATGTAGATGGCTCAACGTTTGAAACTTATCTTGAACCATTAACTTTAAAAGGCAAAAAACTATTACAAGACTTGGTTAATAAAAAAGAATTAGCGGAAGATTTTGCTATAATGAATTCAGAAGATGCAGTGGGAATAATAGAAAAAATTAAACCTAATGCAAATATGCATTTAGATCTTTTAGTAAAAGGACCTGAAAAAGGAAAAAAATTAGCTAAAGGCATTGTTGAAAATAAAGAAATAATTGGAGGAGGAGACAATCCAGCTATCTTTAAAGAATATTCTAAAATTTATAAAAAAGGGGATAAAAAACCTTCTGCAACAGAATTAGATAATTTAGGTAATCCCGACCTTACAACAGATCCAGTATATGCTGATTCTGTTTATAGTGATGAATTTCACGAAGAAATTATGGATATGATATTACAATCTAAAAATAAAAAATGATTAAAGGTAAAAAGAGTGGTCCACCACCTAAATCAGGACCAACACCACAAGGGTTGAATATTAACTACAATACTGTTAAGACAATGAAACTGGAGAAAATAAATGGCAGAAATAGACAAGTCCTTACCCAATCAGGTAAGAAAAGAAGTTAACATTCCTAGTGAGGAAGAACTACAAGTAGAATTTGAACAAGACATAGGACCACAAGACGATAAAGGTCCTGTTGATGTTCAAGAAAACGAAGATGGTAGTGTTGACATAAATTTTGATCCATCAGCAGTTAATGTTGAAGGTGGAGAAAACCATTTCTCAAATCTTGCTGAATATTTACCAGACGATGTATTAGATCCATTAGGTGCAGAACTAACTGAAAATTACATGGATTATAAATCATCTAGATCCGACTGGGAAAAAACTTATACACAAGGTTTAGAACTTTTAGGTTTTAAATATGATGATAGAACAGAACCTTTTAAAGGAGCTTCAGGTGCAACACACCCAGTGTTAGCAGAAGCCGTTACACAATTTCAAGCACAAGCTTACAAAGAATTACTACCAGCAGATGGTCCAGTTAGAACTCAAATACTAGGGGTGTCAACTCCTGAAAAAGAAGCTCAATCACAAAGAGTTAAAAATTTTATGAACTATCAAATTATGGACGCTATGCAAGAATACGAACCAGAGTTTGATCAAATGTTATTTTATTTACCCCTTGCAGGATCTGCATTTAAAAAAGTTTACTATGATGAGATTATGCAAAGAGCCGTATCAAAATTTGTACCTGCCGATGATGTTGTGGTACCGTACACAGCAACTTCATTAGATGATTGTGAATCTATAATTCATAAAGTTCGTATGATAGAAAATGATTTAAGAAAACAACAAGTTGCTGGTTTCTATAGAGACATAGAGGTTAACCCATCTTACATGAGTGAAACAGAATCAGAAAAAATGCAAAGAGAATTAGATGGTTTAAAAAAAGGAAAAGATGAAAAAATGTACACCCTTTTAGAATGTCATGTTAGTTTAGACTTAGAAGGTTTTGAAGATTTAGGTGAAGATGAAACACCTACGGGAATTAAACTTCCTTACATTGTAACTTTAGAAGAAGGCACAAGAAAAATTTTATCAATCAGAAGAAATTATGAAGAACAAGACATAATGAAAAAGAAAATAAATTATTTTGTTCACTTTAAATTTTTACCAGGCCTAGGGTTTTATGGTTTTGGTTTAACCCATATGATTGGTGGACTCTCACGAACAGCAACAGCTGCTCTAAGACAATTACTAGACGCTGGTACCTTGTCTAATTTACCTGCAGGATTTAAAATGCGTGGTATTAAAATGAGAGACGAGGCGCAATCAATTCAACCAGGTGAGTTCCGAGATGTAGATGCTCCAGGAGGTAATTTAAAAGATGCCTTTATGACATTACCCTTTAAAGAACCATCAGCTACTTTATTACAACTTATGGGTGTCGTGGTACAAGCAGGGCAACGATTTGCTTCGATTGCCGATATGCAAGTAGGAGACGGGAACCAACAGGCAGCGGTGGGCACGACAGTAGCTATGTTGGAGAGAGGATCTAGAGTTATGTCAGCAATACATAAACGATTGTATGCTGCTATGAAAAAAGAGTTTGGAATACTTGCAAGAGTATTTAAAACTTATTTACCTCCAGAATATCCTTACGACGTTGTAGGTGGACAAAATCAAATTAAACAATCTGATTTTGATGACCGAATTGATATTATACCCGTTGCAGACCCAAATATATTTTCTCAAACACAGAGAATATCTATTGCACAAACAGAAATGCAATTAGCAACATCTAATCCAGAACTTCACAACCAATATGCAATCTACAGAAACATGTATGAAGCTTTAGGAGTTAAAAATATTGATGCTATTTTAAAAAAACCAGAACAGCCCGCACCAATGGACCCGGCATTAGAACATATTGCAGCAATGGGTTCAAAACCATTTCAAGCATTTCCAGGGCAAGATCACAGAGCACACATGACAGCGCATTTAAATTTCTTAGCAACTAATTTAGCTAAAAATGCACCAATGATTAGTGCTGCCGTACAAAAAAATTGCATGGAACATATAAGTTTAATGGGACAAGAACAGATTGAGTTAGAATTTAGAGAAGAATTGCAAGAACTAGCAAAAATGCAACAAATGACTCAACAGAATCCACAAATTCAACAACAGATAGCACCTTTACAACAAAAAATTGAAGCAAGAAAAGCTATTTTAATTGCCGACATGACTGAAGACTATATGAAGGAAGAAAAACAAATCACTGGTGACTTTGGTAATGATCCTATCGCACAATTAAGAGCAAGAGAGTTAGATATTAGAGCTCAAGACAACGAACAAAGAAAAAAAGAAGCTGAAGACAGATTAAATCTTGAAAAAATGAAAACAATGATGAACCAAAGTTTGCAATCAGAAAAAATGGACCAAGCTGAAGAATTAGCAGAACTTAGAGCGGATACTTCTATTGAAAAACAAGAAATGGCCAATGAAGCTAGAGAAGAACTAGCTATAATTAAAAGTATGGGGAATTAATTACATGATTGATAAAAAAGAAAAAAAGACTTTAACAAAACATAAAATACA